TCAAAGCAAAAAAGAAAGCTCAGAAGTATACTGAAAATAAAGGATCCTGATCATGGTTCAACATATAGGACACTCTCGGCGTCGTTCCGAGCCTAATTCTCCAGAGCTTATTGCTCAAATTGAAGCATTGCAAGCCGAATTAGCTGCATTTAAGAAAGAACATCAAACAGATATGACAAGTGTTGCCTTAGATCTGGCTAAAATTGATGAAAAAGCAACTCCACCTGTTGCTTAATCTGCTGTAGGTATAATTTAAGTAGCCCTAAGCACGGAACCCGTGGGTTACATCTCGCTGGTCAATTATAAGTACGATACAGGCCCACATCAACTTCAAGGTGGGCCTAATCATACAGATGATAATCTTCTACTTACTCAAAAATATCTAGTAGTTTCTAGTGGGTACACTGATTCGTTAGGAAATCAAGTTTCTTGGTACGGAGTTAATGACGTAGGCAACGATTATGGGCGTCCTGTTATTGGACCTCCTAATTCTGGTGCTTATGTAGTAGATGCTTGGCGAGCTGTACCTACTGCTGTCTCTGGCTTTTGGTCTGACTACGATTATAAATATTATTCACCTAGTGGTGAACTGAGCATATATAACGGTTTCCGTGGATACACCACCCAGACGATTGCAAATGCGAAAGTTTTAACTTCTTATAACCCGCAATACGGTGTGCGGGATATGGGAGCCTATACCTATTACGGCGGGTACGCACCTTCGACTCAAACATACGATCCCTATAACACACCTGCTTCTTTAACTACTTCGGAAGGTACTACGGGTGGCGGTGTTAGTCACCCACGTCACATGGGTGCTCTGTTAACTACAGAAGCTGTTGCAGGAGCAACTACAGGATCTCGTACCGAGTGGGTATATAACCCTCCGGTTTACTGTCAGACTTTTACCGAAAGTTACTATACGGGTATTCCCGGTTTTATGGGCGCTCCGACTCACTACATGTATCGAGGTAAGTCTTCTAAGTATGCTTTTAACCTAGGTTCTATTTACGGCGTGGGTGGTGAGGGTATTCGCGCTCTTCCTCATCGGTTTAGCCCTTCAGTCAATAGTAGTAATCAGAAAAGCATTTAACGCTATAAACGCGACAAGTAGTACACTAGTTACATAAAAACGATTTAAAATAAGGAAGTAATTTCGCGGAGATTGACGCTTTGTTCGTCAAATGGCGCTCATAGGCTGAGAGGCTTATGCAGTATCGGGTGAATTGCTGGAACCCTTCCCTTTAGCACAGATAAATCAGGCTTATCCTGAGAACCTTGACAATTAGAGCCGACTTATGTCGGAAGAATTTACAGCTTAGGGTGTGCGCCTAAGTTGAGGGAATCAGCAGCCAAGCCGCATGGGAACGTGCGGAAGGTTCAGAGACTAGATTGTACGATCCAGAACGGATTATGAGAATCCACGAGCGCCCGACACCCTACCTATGAGGGTGATGATATAGTCCGAGCTGCATCAATGGTAAAGATGCAGAACTAGGGGATAAAGAGCCTCTAGGATAACACAACTGCGACAATGATTTTCCGAAGTTGCTCGGCGCAGAACTCTACCGGCCTTAAAAACATCTGTCTAACCCTCTAACAGACAGATCGTTGTGTGGGGCGCCCACGGTGAAAGCTGTGGGGCAATACCCGTCAAATTCGGTGAACCCTTGAGGATGGGAATACCGAGCCAAGCCCTTTATGGGAAGGTGTAGAGCCTGTACGGCGGGCTCCGTAGCATGTAGAATCATGCCGGAGAAGATACAGGGAGTGATTGGATGACAAAGGTAACTAGAGATGAAGTGCGTTCTTTTCTCATCGGAACTTTGTTAGGAGATTGCTACGCTTCGCCAACTTATCAATGGCAGTGGAGTAATACCGAACAAAATTATGTTGAGTGGAAAGCAAGTTTTATCCGAAGATACCTTGGTGCGTCTTGCCAAGTTTTAGAGTCTAAAGACTCTACTTGTGCAAACGGTTTTATGTACCGTTTTGCGTTGTGTTCAAACAAAGGTCGTCTTCGTATTTACCGTAATTGGTTTTATGCTAAAGACGGCAAAAAACACATAACAAAACGTATTCGTCATTTTGACCATCCTTTGGGACTTGCGGTCTTAATTCTTGACCAAGGTTCTTGTAGGGGCGGACTCACAAAAGACTATAAAACCGGCAATACGTACTACCGAAAACCTACGGTACGCATTCACTTAAACGCTTATCCCGAAGAGGAACTTGTTCTTTTTCAACAGGCGCTTAAGACTAACTTTGATTTAACCACGACTCTTCAAAAAAAGAGATCCGGTAAATCTGATGGTCTTATAGATGTGTATTTTGGGACAATGGAAACGCAAAAACTTTGGACGCTCATTAAACCTTGGGTACCTGATTTAGTTTTTGCTCGTAAAAAATTTCATCCACTCATCATCCAGACTACAAACGCTAAGTACGTACAACGTCAAAGAGGCTGTGCGTTAGATTAGCGGCAGTGAAAACTGTAGTAGTAGAGCACCCGGCTTACGTTGTAGAGATGGCTGCGGAACCTGTGGTTGTTCATGATTTCTCAAAACAACCAGGGCAAACCGTGCAACTTGATCGTTACAGGTTCTGGGGAAACCCAGGAAGTAAGGAGTCACGTGAACGTACTGCAGAGCAAACCATCGGTACTGCTAGCAGCCGTAACATCGTTAAGGATAAGGTACTTGTAACTCTTCGTGAGTACACAGGCCCTGCAGATCCTAGCGATCCTACACAGGCTAGCACTTTCAAGATCGCACGTGAGACACTGATTACCGCACAGCGTTTGCTGCTCGATACCGGTAACCTTACTGCATTCCACCAATCCATCGGTAGCCTCACCCTGCTGGATGACTATCGCCGGTGGCGCGATCGGGTGTTCATTAACGAACTTCTGAAAGCTGTTTCTAAGGGCAAGTCTTCAGATACCCAAGGTGGTTATTACTACCCTGGCGATTTGGCTGTTGGTTCTTTGACCTACACCAACTCTGAGCAAGCCAAGTTTGACGTTAAGGATGACCTTCTTCGGGTGGTCAAATCCCTGCGTAAGCGTAATACCCCCACCTACCAAGATGGGTTCTACCGTTGCGTTTGCGATCCTACCTTCCTGATGCACCTGCGTCAGAACTCTGACTTCCGTGAGGTGGCTCGCTACCCCGGCAACGGTCAGATCAATCCCCTCATGTCAGCTATGCAGCCTAACGCTGCTATCTACATGGGTCAAGGTTTCGGCCAAGCTACTTTCGTGGCTGGCGAACCCATCATGCCTACTGGTTTCGTTTTTGAAGGTGTGCGATTCTTTGAATCCACCAACATGCCTTCCCAAACTGCCTCGGCAACCATCGGCGGCACTGCGTCTACTTACGACAGTGCAATTGGTATGTTCTTCGGTCCTCAGGCTGTTGGTGTTGGCATCGGTGGCAACAATGCCCAAGTGTTGCTCAACAACAACGACGATTTCAGCCGTTTCATCATGATGATTTGGAGCCTGTACGCAGGTTTTGAACTTCTGAACGCTGACTTCGTGTCTGTTGCCTACTCATTCAACGTTTGAGGAGGTAATTAACCATGGCTACTAACTCTAACCAGCTTCAAGTTTCCAAGATCTATCCTGGGAACTACACCAACGTTCTCCGTTACTGGCACGACGAAAAGACTTTCCAGTTCCGTAACGCTAACGACACCGAAACCACCTACACCAACCAGCCTATCGGCGGTCCTGTCGGCGTGGTGTTCCGGCCCGGTTGGGTTGCCCAACAAGCTATTGGCTACGTCGATCTGTCGTTCCAAGCTCTGGGTACCAACCAAATCGACTATTACACCCAGGCTTATAGCTCGGGTCTGAATGGTGCTAATGTAGCGTTCACCAACGCCTCTGTGATCATCCCTTCTCCGGATGCTTACAAGGATGTTCGTGCCGACATTACTGACGGTATCAAGGTGCCTTCTGGTGCTTATGTATATCGTTTGGCCGTCCGTGTTGATGGCGGCGATGTGATCAGTAGCGGTGTTGGCGGCGGTAGTGCTACCCCCACCTTGGGTCTCGGCCCCGCTGTGGGCGTTGGTCTTAACACCACTTCCTCTGCTTCTGGTTTCTTTGTTACCCTTGCCGGTAGCAGCAGCCGTATTGCTAACGGCTCCTACAACACCAATAACGTGTGGAATAGCTCTACTCTGGCTCGGACTAGTACCGAAACTCAGTACAAGCTGTTTGCCGTTACCAACCTTGGTGGTGCCGCAGCTTCCGGTCTGGCTCAAGCCTCCGGTGTGTTTGATCCTCGGGCTGCTAACGGCAGGCTCAGTGGCAAGAACAAGGCTCTGGCTATTTGCGAAGTCTGCTGGGTTCTGGCTGACGAAGCTCCTGGTCGTGACGATCTGGCTCTCCAACCTGCTGGTTTGGTGGAGTCAAACGTTTACACCTCTACCGTTCCTGCTTGATCTCTTTAGATCAAATACTGCCCCCTCTTCGGAGGGGGTTTTTTATTGCCCGGAATTTTTTTGACGGAGATATTCTTGTATTTGCAGTAAACGAGTATTTGGATTTGTGCTTATATTTACCAGTCCTTTAAGCTCTGGGTTATTTCTGTCCGCTGCTTGGGAAGCCCACGTCGTGGGGTTTAAGTAGTCTGCAAATTCTGCTGTCTTGCGCAATGCTTCCGGATTAACTCCTCTTCCGTACAGAGGAGAAACACCTACAGTTTCTTGTATTTTTTGTTTTGCTAACGAGTCAGCAGCCATTCGTAAAAGACCAGGAGCTGCAATGGTTGCTGCCCCTATAGGTGTAAGAGGTGCTATTAACCCTACTTTGCCTACTAAACCCGCTCTTTCTGCAGCTTTCTCTTTTGAAATACCGGCTTTTATGTTGTCGCCGTACTCCATAGCGGCATTTACAACGTCTAAGCTAGACCCGGCAAAGCGGCCTAGGGGTCCTAACCAACTTGGAATACCCATTTTTTCTAAAACACCTACCTAAATTATAATCTGTTAGTAAACTAACTCTAGACACTACCCACATAATGACTGTCGCTCAACTTCAAGAGGTTGTTTTCAAGCCCAGCGGGGTCAAAGTTGTAATTTTGAGTGAGCATGACGAAGGAGAGTACAAAATGGTGCGCTCCGTGACTACCGGTAAAGTATTTTTTGCCCACAAGGGTCAAATTGAAGTTGTAGAAGCTACAGAAGAGAAAACAAGCGCAAAACCCGCCTTAAAACGCCGTGGTCGCCAGCTTATTCAACCAGAAATTCCCTTTGAGAATCGTGTAAACATCAATAGTGCTACCCCGGAACGTCTGACTCAAGTCCTTAAAGGTGTAGGAATTAAAACAGCGGTCGAAATTAAGGAACTGCAACAGTCAATGCCTGGTGAACGCTTCACCAAATTGGACCAGTTGAAGGCAATCAGCAGGGTTGACTGGACTGAAGTGCTGGAAGGCGGCGTAGTTTATGTCGAATAATCAATTTATTTAATATTTTACGCAATTAGAATAGAAGTACATAGCGGTAAGGTGTCGTGTCTCAATTCTCGCAACAAGAACTTGAGCAGATTCAAAGTTACTTGTCGCAACAAGGTGTAGTTTTTCAAGCTACACAGACTGACGCGACTAAAAGAGAAATAATTTATGCAGCGGTTAATCAACTAACCCGTAATCCGGCGCAAACTTTTGGTTATCGGTTAGATGACTACAATTTTAGTCGTGTTGCATATCATCTAGGGTATAATATTGCCACAGTACCTGCTGGGGACTACGCTCGCTTACTAGAAGCGACTAGCAGTATCCCTTCTGAGTTCTATTACGATAAAATCGTCGGACAGCTTGAACGTTGCGAAGATGCTGAACGGTTAACTGAGTTGGCCACTGGCAGAGCGACCAGTCGTCAAGAAACTATTCTTGGTGACGTTAGTCGGTCTATTAATGTTCAAGACAAACGCGAGACTGCTCGGATTTGGCGCGAAAACTATCAGTTTGAGTGTGATCGTTTAGCACATATGCTTTACGTTCCTAACTATAAAGATCCTGTTACAGCTCGTTACCGTTTTGAACGTAGTGGAGGGGAGTTTATCCAAGCAATTCCAGGGCCTCCGGACACAGCTCGGGCGGACAGGTTGTATTTTTACACTAAGTGGAGATAAGAGCTATATTAATACCAGAAGTCTAAACGGATTAACGTGAATCCACAGAACATAGCACGTTTTTTATCAGGTGCTGGTCAAGACACAACAAATGTACTACGTATATTTGGAAAAGGTTTAGTTGAAAGTGGGATTCTGAAACCGGCGGAGAAGTTCTTGCAAGGAAGTCTTTTAACTAAACCTAAAGCAGGCAACGCTGTAGGCGAGGCTTACAACTTTACTGGAAACAGAACACCTTTTATTCGTAGTGAAGAAATAGTCCCTCAGCCTCGTCCTCGGGTTTCTGTTGTAGGTACTCGTCGTGCTCAACCAGAAGGGCAGAGGCAGATGGAAATTTTTCAAGATATCCCTCTTGCCCGTCCAACTACGATTACACGGGCTCCTGAAAACTTACGACCGGCTCCTGAGCCTCAGTTTCCTGCTCCTTATCGCTCTTCTAGTATTCGTCCAGCTCAAATAACCTCAAAACCAGCGCCAGAACCTCAGTTTCCTGCTCCTGGTCGCCAACTTCCAACTTCTTTGGAAACTTTTAGCCAATTGCAAGCCAGAGATCCTGGTACAGCCTCTTCGATGCTTCAGTTAGCAGATCGAGCTTCAAGTTACTACGGAGTTCCTCGTGAAGAAGTCCTCCGTGGGATGATGGGGGGAGAAGGTACTAATTATCTTGCTCGTCTTGAAGGGGCAGGTCCTGGGGCACTTGTTCGTTCTCCAGAAGCTGCTATTGCTCAGCAAGATTTACGTTCGTTATCCTCTCGTTTTGGCGGCGGCGCCGGAGAAGTGCCTCCGACTACGACAGCGAACGTTCCAGGTGGACGTTTAATGCAATCTCCTGGTGGAGAACTGGCCAATAAGAATGTTCTTATACCCGATAGCAAATTTTACATCGATGTTGAATCACGAACAGTATCTCCGGATCTTCTTAATGCTGTTGGCGGCGTACGGACAGGTAATTTAGGAGCATTGGCGGCTTTACTTGGTGGTGGAGCTGCCGCAGGTCTCGCCGTGGGTTCTCGGTTTAACCAGGGTGAACCTTCGCTGGGGGAAACTACAACGGCAGCCCCTCCTGAGCCCAATGTTCCGGCCTCTAAGACATCGGTTTATGACGATCGTCTGTATTCCACGCCTCTACCCGAAAATTATCGCGGGGACTCTTCTTATTTAGATCCTTCGGCGGGTCCTGTCAAGATTATGGGAGGCGGCGCACGAGACAGTGCTGTTCGTGAGCAAATACAACAGTATGCGCGTGGGCAAGGAACGCAAGATACCAGAGCTTCTAAGCCCTCAGCACTCCAAGCTCAATACGCACAAGAAAGTCTGAAAGCTCGGGCTAATATCGGTGAGATCATCAATGAGCTTGGGTACAATGCGCCTGATAAAGCTCCTCTAAGGCAATGGGCTGTTCAAAATCCTGCGCTTGCAATGCGATTGTTTGAACAACAACAGGCTGCTGCTGCTAAAGCCAGCAATCTTCAACTTCGTGACTCTTTCCCGTCTCCTAGTGATTTAGCACCGGCTGATATTAATCAGCAATCTTCAGGTAACGTTCAAGGCTC